ATATTATATTATATTATATTATATTCCCCCTTAATTATATCATATTTTTATAATAAAATCAATTATATAAAAATTAATTTCTTCCTCTTCTGAAAACCCCAATATGTATGCGGCAATTGCATATAGGGAACTTTTTTCTGGGTCCGCTTCTAAAAAATAACCGAACATTTGTTTGGCAAACAAACATTTGTTCGTTAGCATAAATTTTTAATAATGTCAAAAGTAAAGTTGTTATGTAAACTGCGCGGCAGCCGATCAAAGTAAAATTAATCGAGGTTAAGTTTTGGGAAAACTAAGGTAAAGAAAAAAAGGCTGAAACGTACGGAAAAATCGCATATAGAGATTTTTGGACGGGGATACGGCCCAAGCTGATCGCTCGCGCCGCGATGAGAAGTTTTAGGATTATGTAACTCGAACAAATGTTCACTAATCGCCGCAAAAATTATGTAAAGGTATTATGTTAACCTAAATGCGGCCAGCCTCACCTGTAATTGGGCCGCCGAACAGATGTTTGGTTTACATAACAACTTACCTTGTCCAAGTTTACATAATCAGTTGCCGCACATCTGTTTGCTTTTTACTGTTGAAAAAAAAGCAAACCTTCGTTTGCTTTTACATCATTTTATGTAATGTATCTACTATTTCATTTTGTTCTGCTATTGAATTTGGTTTACATAAAAAGTTTATATCTGCTTTGGTTAATTTATACCATTCGCCATTAGGTCTAATTCTACAACCGCATTTTGTATAATAATTATGTAAAATTCTTTCATATTTTTCTATTATCTTTCTTTGATAGTGTGTGTATAACTTAATCACTTTTAATTCATTAGGGCAACCTGTTTGCAACTCTCCAAGTCTGCGGTTTAGGTCGTTTGTTATCCCTATTTTATACTCGTTTGTATCTCCATTTTGTAAAATATACATAATTTGCATTGGTTTTCTATTCATTTTTCATCAATTCCTTTCTTTTTAGTGTGCGGAAAGCCTATTTTTTAGGCTTTTCCGCTCTTTTTTGTATTAAATCAAGTTTGTAATTGTTATTATTTAAACTAAAAGTAATTAGTTTTTCTTTATTTTCCACTTTTATATTGCTTATTCCCTCAATTTCTGCTAGTTTTTGGTAGATTTCCGCAATTATCAAGGCTTTTGTTTCATTAGGTTTGCGTTCTCTTGTTGTCTTTTGGTTTTCCGCCTTACTTCTTACTACTATTTTATCTGCCTTGTTTTCTTTTGCTTTTTTGGTCAACCTCTCTACTTCCTCATTAGTAGTATAATCATTGTCATCAAGCCAAGTATCTATTGCCTCTTGCTCTGTTAGTTCTAGGGTTTCCATTAGTTTTTGAACCTCATCATCAGGAATATTGATTTCTTTACCTTTAAAATTATACTTCATACTTTCCAACTCCTCTCTACAATTATATTATACTACTTTTGATTTACTTTGTCAATACTTTTTTGAAAAAAATTTTTTTAGATAAGTTAGGGCGTTTCCGCCCTATTCTTATTCAGCTATTGTGAAAAATGATTTTTTCTTGTCAATTATTTTTGTTACTTCTTTGTTGCTAACTAATTTCCTAAACATAGCACTCAATTTTTGATTACTGTATTCAGCTAGTGTTTCGCTTTCTTTTTGTAGTTCGCTTATTGTAACGGCTTTACCTACTCTTGCAAGTTCGTCTTTGATTATTCCCATTAGTTCCTCGTGTTCAGCATTTACTTTTGTGTCTTTTGTTGCTCTTTTTTTGTTTAATAGTTCTAGTTCGTGTGTTAGATAGTTTACATAAATTTCATTTCCTTTTATTGCGTTGTCCTCTAACATCATTGATATAACGTCTTTTTTTGTTAATTTTGTAGTTTTTTCCATAATTACCACCTTTTACCTTTCTTTATTTAATTATTTACTTATGAACCTTCTCGGAGAGTTCTCAAGGTTTTTTACCTCTCTTTATGTATTTATTATATCATAAATACTTTTGCTTGTCAATACTTTTTTTAAATTTTGCGGAGATTTTTTTGTTATTCAAAAAGTATATTCTTTGCTATTTCCCTTACTGTAATTATATTATAACATACTTTTTTATGTTTGTCAATAGTTTTTTTAAAAAATCTTGACTAATTTTATTGACTGTTTTTTTTGTGCTTTTCTTTTGTTGTTATAATTATTATAACATCTTTTAATTAAAAAGTCAATAGCAAAAATAAAAAAAAATAAAAATGCGGCAACCGCCTGAGGCTCTAAGAATGCGACGAATCTCCTTGAGGCTCTAGGGTTTGCGGACACCCGCAGAACATTAACTTGATAAGAGAGAACATTTGTTCGGTAAAGGTATTATGTAAACTGAACAGATGTTTTGGGAAACAGATTATGTAAACCGAACACCTGTTTGCTAAACAAATTTTCGTAAAGGTATTATGTAAACTAAAATTCGGCCGGCTTCGCTGGTATGCGGGCCGGCGAACATTTGTTTGCTTTTTCTCTAGCCTTATTGCCGCAAGGGTTTTCAGCTTTTGTAGCGAACAAACAAACATTCGGTTTACATAACAACTTAACCCGAACAAATATTCGGTTGCCGCACACAAAAAAGTCTAGGGGCGGAACTTAATCAGCACCCCTAGGCCTCTTACTATTCAGCTATTGTAAAGAATGATTTTTTCTTGTCAATTATTTTTGTAATCTCGCCACTTTCAACTAGTTGTTTCATTAAAGCACTTAATTTTTGATTAGTATATTCAGCAAGAGTTTCAACCTCTTTTTGTAGTTCGCTTATTGTTACAGCTTTTCCTACTGTTGCAAGACCTTCAACGATTTGTGCTTTTATGTCCTCATTGGCTTTTTGATTAGCGGTTGGTTTGTTTGAACGGCTAGAACTTTTTTTGTCTAATAGTTCAATTTCGTGTGTTAAGAAGTTTACATAAGTTTCATTACTTTTGATAACTTCCTCTTTTAACATTGCGTTAATAACTTCTCTTTTTGTTACTTTTTTTACATTTTCCATAATAATCACCTTTTAACCTTTCTTTTTTTGTTCTCTTATGACCTACTTCCAAGAGTTACTAATTAGGTTTTTACCTCTTCCTTACTATGATTATATTATATCACTTTATCTTTTGTTTGTCAATAGGTTTTTCAAAATTTTTCAAAAAACTTTTTTGCTATTCAAGAAGTAATCTAGTTGTCTTTTTTCTTATTACATTATTATTATAACATACTTTTTTATGTTTGTCAATAGTTTTTTAAAAAATCTTGACTGATTTTATTTGATTTTTTCTTTACCTATCTTGTTTTGGTAATATCTACAAAATTTTTGGTTTTGCATTGCAAAATCTATTGCCCATTTGGTTGCGTTGCTTTCAAGAGGTAGTCGCAAGTAGAACTCATTAAATTGTTTTGCGTTTATTTTATTTTCTTTAAATAGTAGGCTTAAAAGTTCGTTATCTCTGTTGTAACTATCTTCGTCCCCGTCAAAAGTGAATAGATGCCCTACTTCGTGTAACACTCCTAGTATTAGGGTATTAAATTTACATTTTGGATTAAGTTCCTTTACATAATCTTTAAAAGTTTCAACATCTGTTTTATCTGTTTTATTGTTTACATAAATTGTATTATTATAAATGTCGCACTCTAAACATTTACCTTTTTTTACTTTTATTGTTTTATCAATTTTACGTACCATTTGTTTTACATAAAACATTTTTATTATATTCATAACTTTTTACTTCCTTTCCTTAACTTCTATAATTATTATACTACTTTATTTCTTATTTGTCAATACTTTTTTATCAATTTCTTTTTTTATTTCTTGTATTTCTTTTTTTGTTAATTCTTTTCCAACCTCTCCACTACAAAACATAATACCTTTATATTCCATTTTTATCAATTCCTTTCTTTCCTTATTTTCTATAATTATTATACTACTGTTTTATTAAAAAGTCAATAGATTTTTTAAAAAAATTATTACATTTGTGTTACATTATTTGCAATAGATTATGTAAACTGCGGCGGCAGTCGATCAATCCCGCTTGGCTCTAGGTCTTCAAGAGATCCCCTTGCGACTGTAGGGTTTCAGGAACCGCATGTCTGTTCGCCAATCAGATGTTCGCTGAAAAAATAATCAAAAGTCAAGTTATTATGTAAACCTCGGACTGCAGCGGCCGTACAGGTGTTCGTTCTGCAGGATCAGCGCCAGCAAACAAATGTTCGCATTTGAATCTTCTGCAGGAGGCGAACAAAAATTCGCTAGTCGGTGCCGCCGCACAAAAAAGAGGTTTACATAATCTCTAAACCTCTTCTATTATATTTTTAACTTTTATATCTTTTTTAGTAAAATAAACAGTTTGTTCTATTGTATAATACTTATTACATTTTGAGCAGTGCCACTCTTGTTTTTCTGATAGGTAGCCTTCTTGAAGGTTTCCATCTGTGTCAAAAGTGTTTTCCCATTCTAATTTGTTTCCACATCTACAAGTAAACATAATTACAACCCCCTTTTTATTTTTAAATTACAACCCCTTTAAGTTCTGCTAATTGTCTAATTGCTAGCCCTTGCCATTTTCCTGTTGAGTTATCAGCGACTTTTGTTAATCTTTTAATGCCTACCCCTCCAACTGTTTCCCATTCTACAAGATTTTTAGTGTAGTCATCTAGTAAATAACTGTTTCCGTTTATTTCTAACCCTTTACTTTTTAGATATTCGGCTTTATTATCTCCACACCTACAAATCAATCTGTTTGCTATTGGTATATTGTAAAGATATTTTTCTATCCATTCCATTTTATCATTATCAGCTTGTGTGTTAGGACTTGCGGAAATTATGTAAACGTTTCCGCCTTTTGCTAGTTCGTTTATTAGTTCTATTCCTTTGTATGCTCCTAGTCTAGCAAAAAAGCCTTTTTCTGTTGCAAATCTTTGTAGTGCGTTCCTTACATTAAATTTTGCGACTGTTCCGTCTAAGTCTAAAAATATTTTTTTCATAACTCTTTTACTTCCTTTCCTTAACTTCTATAATTATTATACTACTGTTTTATTAAAAAGTCAATACTTTTTTTAAAAAAAAGTTGCTTTTTTAGGTAACTTTTTTATTAGGTATTCTCCAACACATTCTATTGATTTTTTTGTTTATACTTTTATGACTTCTAAAACATCTTGCTAGTATCTGACTTTCTACAATGGCGTCTGCAAGTCCTGTGTGTTCTTCTTGAAAGTCTGTTTGTTCACAATAGCCAAACACTCTTTCGGCGTTAGTTATTAAATTATTATTTGCGTTTCTTACATTTTCCCATTGAAAAGTTTTTTGTAAGCAAAGTATTTGACAAGCAATGTGCCAAATATCGCAAACTTGTGTTCCGTAAGGGAAAAACCAACGGCAACCGCTCCCGCTTAAGTATCTAACTGTATTATTTAAAGTGGTGTAGTCAAAATTAGCATTGTATGCGTACACTTCTGTAATTCCAAAAAATTCCATTGCTTTTTTTATTCTTTTTCTTGCTTCCCAAATACTAATTTTTTCCATTTTTCCTTTTACTAATCTATTATAATAAATAGGTAACTTTTTATTGTAGTAAGCACTTGACATTAATTCCTTCCAGTCAAATATTTCTTTTATTGCGAACGAACGTTTGCAATAGATATTTCCTTGTTTATCACAAACTACAAACCCTATATCATAAACTAAACCATCGTTATATTTACTTCCTGTGTTACTGTTTGCGGTTTCTACATCTAAAACCATTAAATATTTTTTTCTTTTATCAACTTTCATTTTAATACCCTCTTTCCTTAACTCTGATATTATTATACACCCGTTTAATTACTTTGTCAATAGTTTTTTAAAAAAATTTTTTTTATTTTTTATTTATTTTTGTAAGTTATTATGTAAACTGCGGCAATCCTTACAGCGCCAAGGCTTTGCGGCGATCCCTTAGAGCCATGCGGGTTTCAGGAATAGAACAAACGTTCAGTAAATTAAACAAGCGTTTGCAAATTATGTAAACCTATTATGTTAACTAAAATTCGGCTCGACACGGCCCACGCCGAGCCGACCAAATGTTTGGTGTTTGGTTTACATAATGTTTCTCTAACTTTTATTTTAGTGAACAAACATTCGTTTGCTTCTAAGAAAAAAAAGACTACGGTCAAGGGTTACATAACCCTGCCACCGCTAATCACACTCACTTACTAACTTAAGTACACTTATTATTCCTACTATTGCTATTACTACAAAAGCCCAAATGTGTGTTTCTGCATAGCTTACTATTGTTCCTACTATCCAAAAGAAGCCTATCACTAAACCCGCTCCAATTATTCCCTCTAATATTAGCAACACTAACTTTCCTATTAAATACTCTACTAAATTTTTATTATTCATTCTAACTCTTTTCATAACTTCTTTACTTCCTTCCTCTCTTAACTTGATTACATTATATCACTTTTACTATTGCCTGTCAAGTGTTTTATTAAATATTTTTTATTATTCTTATGTAAAATACTTTATCAATACAATAATGGTTTGCTCCCTTATGTTCTTCTTTGTCTAGCTCTTTTATTAGTTGTGTCAATAGCTTATTGTCAATACAGTCTAATTGATTACTTACATACAATAACAACGTTTTACTTATTTCAAAGTATGAGGTCTTTATTGCTCCTCTTACTCTTAACCTTCTTATTAATCGTTTTAATTCTTCTTTCATACTTCTCAACCTCTCTTTCTATTGTTATTGTATCACATTTGACACATTGTGTCAAGTGTTTTCTTTCTTTTCTTTTCTCTTCTCTTCTTTTCGATGTACTTAATTAAGTTTATTTTGTGGCGTAGTTCTTCTTGTTTCTTAATTTCTACTAGGTCATACTCTCTTACTTTTATCTTGGTGTACCCCTCTTTTATTAATTCGCTAGGTGTTAGGTATCTCACGCGTCCTATTTCTTCTATTGCTTTTTTTTGTACTTCTGCTTTGTGTGAATTATAATAATTCATACTTTCAACCTCAACTATTGTACTTACTGGCTTGTATTTATTGTCTTTGTGAAATAGTGTTACTTGTAACTTCATCACTTCATTACCTCTCTTTCTTACTATAACTATTATACTATACTTTGCTTGTTTTGTCAATAGCTTTGCACTAATTTCTTTAGTTAAACATTTGTTTGTTTACTTGTTTAGTTAAACGTTTGTTTGCCTGTTTAGCCAGTCAGTGTCCACTTGCTGGTAAGTTGTTATGTCAACTGCGGCAACCGCTCATCTGTTCGCTTAGACTTGGTTAAGTTATTATGTAAACCTTGGTTGGTAGCTACTAGAACCCTACTGCCGCAAGACTTTCAGAAGAAGAACATCTGTTCGCTTTAGTTATGGGATGCGAAGCAATTATGTAAACTATCCCATTCCTGAGAAAAAATACCCGAACGGGTGTTCGCTTTAAAAATGCGGCTGGCTATGGTGGTCTGCGTGCCGAGCAGCTGCTACTTTGCTTAATTAATGAGTTGTGTTGCTTTTGATATGACTACAATATTATCTCTCTCTTTTTGTCTTACTAGTTCTATCTTGATGCTTCCTTGTATTCATGTATTATCATCTTTCTTGACCAATTTAATCTAATGAGTTGTTAGCTATGTTATCTCTCTTCTTACTCGTCTATCTAGTAATGTACTACTTACCTTGTCTTATCTATTATAGGTACCCCCGGTTGCGCTCTAATGCGCTCGCGTTGAGAAGCGGTCAGGTACGCAACGTATGTTGCTGCTTTCTTACTACGAGAATTCTAAAATTATTTGACGGGGGGCTAGGTTTTGGGATTTTTAAAAAATGAAAATGAAAAAATGGTATTTCCTCGACCTTTCTTCGACTAAATAATTTTTTCATTTTCATTTTTTAGTTGAACGATTTTTTATTCTCATTAAATTTTTCCCTCTCTCAATCTTTTTCCATAATTTCTAGGTTTCTTTCTCCACATTATTTCGTATAACCCCCTCTTTGCAATCTTTTTTGCATCTGGAATTAACTTATCTGGTATTCTTACTCTTTTCATAATTATTCCTCCTTTTTTCTTTTCTTATATATATTATATCATTTTTTATAAAAATTATCAATTAATTAATCAATTGCCGCACTTGACAAAAAATATTTTTTGTGGTATAATCAATACAGAACAAGGACAAGAAGGGAGTATTTTTAATGGAAAAATCAATTAAATTAGATTATACAATAAAAAGTCCAGAAGAGCGTAGCACTTTTGTTCAGCATTTAATAGAAAATACCCCACCAGAACAATTTAATGAAAAATATGTAGAAATATTAACAGATTATATAATTTTTGCAATGGATAAAAAAGAAAGAAAAGAAAGAAAAATATTAACAGAAAATAGAATGGTGACAGTAAACAAAAGAGAGACTTCTTATCAAGGATTAGCGGAAAAATTTGAGAATGGTGAAGATGGCATTTCTAATCTTATCCATGAAGATAAAAACACAATCTTAACTCCAAAAGTATCTATTACAGAACAAGATATTGCGGAGATCCAGCCTCTTAAGGATCTAAGAGATGCGATTGAGGTTGTCAAAAAACAAGAGCAGGCGGCAACAGGTAAGCGCAAATATTTACTTAAAAAGCAAATTATTGAAATGTGTCAACAACAATACACAATTAAAAATGAATATAAGCCTCCTATTTATGGGGCGGGAACAGCTAAAAGTTTAGTTCGTTCAGATTTATCAGATAAAATAAGTATTGCCGCAAATGGAGAACCTCAAAACGACGGGCTAGTATCATTTTTCAACCCTAAACATATATCTGCGCTATTATGCAACTACTCAGATCTTAAAGAAGAAGCATACGGTAATTTTGTAAATGATGGCTACTATATGATGGAAGACTTAGATAACTTAATAGAGAAAACTCTAAAAGATGAATATCCTTTATACTATGACCTATTGATATATAAAATTGATGGCCGCCAGAATGCGGAAATCCAATTATTAATAGATGCTAAATATGGAATTAAACATTCTGTAGAGTATATATCTTCTCTTTGGCGCAATAAAATTCCTAGATTAATTGCGGAGCAGGCCAAAAAAGATTACTTAATGTGGTATTATACTAATAAAGAATATGGAGTATGGAAAAAATGTTCTAAATGCGGCGAAATTAAATTGGCGCATAATTATTTCTTCTCAATAAACAAGACAAGTAAAGATGGCTATTATAGCATCTGTAAAGCTTGTCGAAATGCAAAAAATAAAAATAAGAACAAAAAGGAGGAATAGCAATGGATTACTATTGTGAAAAATGCGGCAGAACCTTAAAAGAATCTGAATTTTACACCTATAAGACAGGCGGTAAGGTAGAATTGTGTAAGAAATGTTTGACTATGCATATTAATAACTTTGACCCGGAGACTTTCTTATGGATTTTAGAAAAAATGGATGTCCCATATGTTCCTTCTGAATGGAATGTATTGCGCGACCGCGCCTATGCAAAAGACCCTACAAAAATGAATGGAATGTCTGTAATAGGTAAATATTTTTCCAAGATGAAATTAAAGCAATGGAAAGAGTATGGGTGGGCCGATTCTGAAAAACTACAGGCTCTAGATGAAGAAAAGAAAAAAACTGCAGTTATACATAATGAATTGGCGCAAATGGATTTGGAACAACGTTATGCAAATGGAGAAATTTCAGAAGCAGAATACAAAACTCTTGCGGCAACCCCTCTACAGGAAGCAAACCAGGTCCCTGGAGTTCTTATAGGCAGCGTAGGGGAGAATAATCCATTTAATGAAGCAATGTTTATAAGACAAGAAGATTTACCAGATCCTGCCGCAGATTTAACAGAAGATGATAAAACTTACTTGGCAATGAAATGGGGTAGAATGTATAAACCTAACGAGTGGGTTGAACTGGAACAAAGTTATACAGATATGATGAATTCCTTTGATATCCAAGATGCTGATACCCTTAATACATTAATTTTTATTTGTAAAACTAAATTAAAAATGAATCAAGCTCTTGATACAGGAGATATAGAAGGCTTTCAAAAACTTTCTAAGGTATATAATGACTTAAGAAAAACAGCTAAATTAACAGCTGCGCAAAATAAAGAAGAAAAGAAAGATTTCGTTGATTGCGTTGGAAATTTAGTTGCCTATTGCGAGAGAGAGGGGGGCGCAATCCCTAAATATGATTTACAAGTTAATCTAGATATAGTTGATGCTGTTGTAAAAGATATGCAACAATATACGAGAGAATTAATTTATGAAGATAAAGCATTGGCGCAACAAATAGAGAATTACTTAAGAAAAAGAGAAATTACAGAACAACAAAAGAAGGATAAACAAGAAGCAAAAGCTCAAGGATTTGATCATGTTCAGCTAACTGATGCTGATCATCAAGAATATTACGACGCGATTCAAGAGGACCGAGAAAAAGATAAGAATATAACAGATGGAGATGATAACGAATGAGTTTACAAGCTTTATTAGATTTATCTCAAACAAAAGGAATGAAAAAAATAGGGATTTCAGAAGAGAGATTGCAACAACAGTTGCCTCATTTAAGACATCTCATTTCTTTTTATAGAGAATATCCTGATTTATTGATTGATGACATCAAAGGTCCGGATTGTAAGTTTAAATTCTATTTTTATCAAAGGATTTTTATTAGGATAGTTATGAGAAAAAGATATGTTTATGCAACTTTCCCTCGTGCCTATTCCAAATCCTTCTTATCTATGATGGTTTTAATGCTTAGAAGTATCCTTTATCCAGGATCACACTTATTTGTTACTACTGGAGGAAAGGAACAGGCGGCAAGCATTACCGTAGCTAAAATAGAAGAAATTTGTAAACTAATTCCCGCACTCTATAATGAAATTAACTGGGAGCGTGGAGTTTCTAAAAAATCAAAAAATGACGCAAAGTATGTCTTTAAAAATGGTTCTTCTATTGATGTTTTGGCGGCAATGGAAAGTTCAAGAGGTCAACGTAGGACAGGACGGCCTTATGGAAGAATGTGTTCTGATTGACCAAACTGCTTTAAATGAAATTATCATTCCTACTACCAATATTGATAGATTGTTGCCAGATGGTACAATGGATAGAAAAGAGATTGTTAATAAATCCCAAATCTACATTACGACTGCAGGCTGGAAGAATTCTTTCGCTTACGAAAAGCTAATTGAGCTATTGATTCGCTCTATTATTGAGCCAGATGAAGTAGCTGTCTTAGGAGGATCTTATGAAACTCCTGTAATTGAAGGCTTACTAAGTGAAGATTTCGTAGATCAACTAAAACTAGATGGAACTTATAATGAGGATTCTTTTGACAGAGAGTATAAAAGTAGATGGAGCGGAGATGCGCAAAATGCATTCTTTTCATCAGAAAAGTTTGATAAGCACAGAATATTATTGCAACCAGAATATGAAGCAAGTGGCCGCAGTAGTAAATCTGCATATTATGTACTTGGAGTCGATGTTGGACGTTTTAAATGTACAACCGAGGTCTGCATTTTTAAAGTGACGCCGCAAGTCCAAGGGGCCGCATTAAAGACTTTAGTTAATTTATATACATATGAAGCTGAAGATTTTGAGGTTCAAGCTATTAATGTTAAGAGATTATTTTATAAATATCAGGCTAGACAAGTTGCTATTGATGCTAACGGTGTCGGAGCGGGTTTTGTAGATTTCATGACAAAAACTCAGATAGATCCTGATACAGGAGATGTCTTAAGAGCATTTGGAGTATCAGACGGAACCGCAGAAGATACACTAGAACAATATAGAAAGATTAGAGGCCCAGAAGTAGAGGAAGATGCTATGTATTTAATAAAAGCAAATGCGCCAATTAATACAGAAGCATACTCTTATGTACAAACTCAAATGTATAGCGGAAAAATTAAATTTTTAATAGATGAACAAAGCGCAAAAATTAAATATATGTCAACAAAAGTAGGACAAAATGCAACTCCAGAGGAAAGAAACGCACATTTACAACCTTTTGTTATGACAACAATTTTAAAGGAACAAATGATGAATCTGGCCGAAGAGACAGAAGGAGTTAATATTATATTAAAGCAGTCTAATAGAAGCATTAAGAAAGATAAGTTTT